TTGTTGTCTAGCAAGAAAAAAGGCGCGCCTCCCATTGTAAAGCGCAACAACTGCAGGGGGAGGGGCGGTTAGGGTTAGGGTTAGGGTTAGGGTTAGGGTTAGGGTTCCAGCCCTAACCCTCACACCCCTAGAGGCAATAACCCTAGGCGCGCCAACCCTAGGCGAGGGTTGGCGCTGCGCCAAGCAACTTGCGTTGTGGTTGGCATGGAGCCAAGTTAGGGTTAGGGTTAGGGTTAGGGTTAGGGTTAGGGTTAGGGTTAGG